CGTATTCAACTTCGCTCTCTAGAATTTCTATTCGCATTAAACTGTGAATTAAATCCTTATTAGACATTACCTTTACCTGGTGTTTCACTAAAGTGATTTTCAAACTTGTTTCCAATGCCGTTCCATTCAGCAGCATCTAAAGGAACATCTTCAGGACGTACTTGGGTAATTACGGGCCAAAGATTACTATACTTACGATTAATTTCTTCCCATTTAAACTGTTCGCCTACATCTCTAAAAGTATTATCGGCTACAATTGCATCAACCGGGCATTCAGGTTCACAAACACCGCAGTCGATGCATTCGTCTGGATTGATAACCAACATGTTTTCACCTTCGTAGAAACAATCTACTGGACATACACTTACACAATCCATGTGTTTACATTTAATACAATTGTCAGTAACTAAATATGTCATTATAGTCGTCCTAACCTTATGAGCGTGGCTGCAAGATTTATCTCTGCATCAGCAACCAATGCATGATCTACAAGACCTTGCTTAATAGTTAGCACGGCATTATCTTGTTGTTCATCGTTTCCGAACAGTTCAACATTGTCATACAGCCAACGATAAATCTCTTCCATTTCTTCTGGTCGAACTGCACCACAAAGTAATTTACGTGCATCATTAATCTTACCTTGTTTAAATAACTCAACCATATCTAGTTTCCAGTCACTATTTCCAGTATCACCTTCATTAGGACGAAGTAAACTACCTTCTTGTACATTCATCTGTACCATATTGATACATTTGCGCAAGTCTGGATATGTTGCCTTTACATAAGTGTCTAGGATATCCAAATCTGGAATAACACCTTCTGTAATAAGAATCTCTGCTACGCGAGCAGTAAACTCAGTCTGGTCAATTTTAGCAATATGAAAGCCCTGGCAACGACTATGGATAGCTGGAATAATTCTGTTAGGATAGTTACAAGTTAAAATAAACCTTGCTGTGCTGTGATATTCTTCCATAACACCACGCAATGCTGCTTGTGCGCCAGGACTCAAATAATCAGCCTCGTCAAGTAGCACAACTTTAAAGTCACCAAACGGAATCATTTGTACAAAGTTGACAATCTTATTACGAACATCATCTACTGAGTTAGTACGCGATGCGTTAATTTCTAATACGTCTAAGTCATTCAGATCAAGTTCGTTAAACAGCAGTTTGGCAAGTGTAGTTTTACCAATACCTGCGTTACCGCTGAATAGCAAATGCGGAATAGTTTTATCTTTAATCCAAGTGTTTACTTGCTTACGTTGTGCCTCATCTCGAAACACATAACCGTCAACTGTTTTAGGACGGTATTTTTCTACCCATAGTTCTTTCATTTGATTAACTCACTCCATATCTTTAATTTGTTACGCTTAGTATCTATTCTAGCATCAATCTCGGCTTTTGTCAAGAGTCCACTTTCAATCATTAGATTTATCATACACTGAACATCGCCAACTTCTTCAAGTAGTAGCACACGCTGTTCTTCTGTAACTTCTTCGAGTGTTTCGAACTTACGAATAATCTTGCTACAGCGTTGTGCGAGTTCACCACATTCTTCCATAGTAAGAACCATAAGCTCTTGTAGTTTGTTTAGTGTACCTGGCATTAGCGTTTCAGTCCTAATTCTTTGTAAGCAATTTGAATTGCTTTAGATTGAAAGTATGCATCTGCTAATGCATTATGCAGATCAGTCTGCATGCTTTTACGTGGATCCTGTTGGCAACAGCCAAAAAGCGTTCTAGAATCCCGTATAATCCAGAAGTTCCACGGAATCGGCTTTGCAGCGCGGCGGAACATGTCTTCCAGTATGGTATAGTCAAAACCGTAACCTTGTCCCCATAATGTATCAACACCAACGACCCACTTGTTAACTTGACGTAAAGCCTCATCTACGCTAACTGCACCAGTCTGATCAAATGCTTCTTCCATAATCTTAGGATCTTGTTTGCCCCACCACTCAATAGTGCTGTCACTAGCAGTACGCCCAAGAGTATCTTGCTCGTCAATGCTAATTTTTAGGTAAAGTTCTGAGTGAGGTTCGCTATCATCTAGCGGATTAAACTTAACTGCACCTAGCGACAGGACAGTTGCAGTTGGACTAGTATCAATAGTCTCTAGGTCGATAGTGCCGTGTGTAGCCAAAAGAAAACTCCTTAATTATTATATACATTATAGCATATAGCAACTAAGGAGTCAAGTATTATTTTACAAATTGTGCAAGGTTTGGCGGCACCCAATCCGGGCCTTTTAATACTTTCCCGTCTGCACGTTTGATTACTTTGCCTGTTGTAGGGTCTACTTTAGCAAAGTTAGTACGCATTACTTCGTTCCAAGCTGCTTCGCCATCCCACCCTGCTGCTCTAATAGCACCAATAGTAACAACTAGTATATCTACAAGTGCATCAAGTTGTTCTACGCTATCACCTGCAATAATGGCATCTTTTAGTTCGCCTGTTTCTTCTGAAATCAAATCAAGATACATGACATAGTTGTCAATGCTAGGTGTTTGATCACATGCGGTTTGAAATAAGTCAACGTCTTTAAATGGATTTGTCAATTTTAACTCTTAATATTGTGGATTTATAAATGAACCGGGGTCCACAGTAGCATGGGCGCCGTCTGTATATTCTGCTCCAATATAGATGTCGTTTGGTTTCTCTTCAGAATACCCAATAACACTTTCGGTTTCTACCATACGTAATTCTACTTCGCCGTCTGGGGTTTCTACTGTAAAGGCTCTAGTCCAACGACCGTGTTCGATTAGAATCCAATGACCGATATTATAATCATCTTTATTACGTGGTCCCTTTGAATAAACTTTAGCCCAACGTGGATAAATTCCACGTGTAGTGCCGTCGTCGTCTTTAATGATTAGTCCACCTGTAGTCTTTTGTTCACCAAAATACATATCTGATACAATTACACGATTGCCCACTGCAAGCGGCGTGCCTTTAATTTTGCTTAATTGAATAGCCATTATTTACCTTTTTGTACAAAGTTGCCTGCGCTATCTTCTTCCCAATCGGCCGCTTCTGCTGCCGTGGGTTGATTTTTTGCTACAGATTGTTCTTCTCTTACACCTGGATTAGATTGGTAGTAGTCTTTGAGAAGTTCTTCTTTCTTGCGAACGATTTTACCACCTGTACCAAGCTGATCGCCGCGTGCATTTACACGAGCATTACCTACTGCTGGTATTAGTTCATTGCGTTGACGTAGCATATCCATGTCAACAATTTTGCCGTTAGCGCTTCTGTGGACTTTACGTCCTGGTTGTTTCATTGCCATTTTAATAGCCTCCTAGTTATATACTTACTTATCTCAGGAACTCTCTCCAATCCAGGTCATATTGGATTGAATCTATTTTATGAACCCCAATAAGAAATAAAACGTAGGAACTGACGCTGCTGCCGCGGCCTACACCCCAAACGATATTATTCTCACGCATAAAGTCCACAAGATACTTCATGTAGCATAACAGTGGCAACATTCCACGTTCGTCAAATGCATCAAACTCTTGTGTCAAACGTTTCTTTTTTTCTATAGTATCGCATTGCGCTAAACAAAAGTCATAGATAGGATATGTTTTATATTCATCAGGCATGAACCATTCCGACTGTAACGCACCGTCAAAAGTCTTTTGGTCTACATCTAGAGGAATATATTTTGTAAGTTCAGGGAGATATTGTTCACGCATTGCTGCGTTAAACTTTTCTATATCATCTGAAGGATCACATAGTACTACATGACACTTGTCAACATGACCACTATAGATCATATCAACGAGGTCGCAATTAGTAAAGCGTGGAATACCTAGTTCATCTGTTTTCATAAGCATGTTAACAGTTTAACTGATATTGATTAAACTGTCAAGTCCTGATTTGCCGTTTTGTTGTGTTTGTTGGAGATATTGTTTTGCACGTCTTGCTCGTGACTCTTCTCGATACATGTCTAGTATCGCAGAAATTTGCTCCTGTACCTGAGGATTCTGAGTCATAAAATATTTACGCTGGAGGTCGAGCACTTTATTCTCAACCTCAGTGTCACTAAGTTGTTCAAAACTATCAACTAGTGGGTTAAACATTAATCAAATGTTCCGTGGTCTTGTGCAAACACACTAACGCCACCGTTAATAGACCAAAAATCAATTATAGTTGGATTAGTCTGTGAAGCCAACACAGTTGTTCCGCTAAATGCTCCTGCACCTTTAAAGCTACCACCGCCCGAACTTGCCCAAGTAATTGTTCTTGAAGTTCCGTCGCTTGTAAGTTGTAGGCGCATTCTGCCCATTACACCACTATCTGGCCAATCAGAAAGAGTAAGTGTAATATCTGAACCAGCTTGTAGTGTTTGATAGTGACCGTTGGCCCAGCTAACGTTTTGACTTGCACCAACATTACCAGCAGGATATACTGTTTCAGTATTTGCCTTAAGTTTAGCATCGCTAATTACGCTACCGTTAAAGTCGTTATCTGCATCTAATTTTGCAGTGCTACTTTGTAGTGTTGTAATTTCACTTTCTGCTGCTTCTAGTGCAACCTTAGTCACATTGAAGTTTGTACGAAAGCCTTGACTGTCGTTATCTTGACCGGCCACTGGGAAAGCAGCGTTGAATCCTATTGTACTAATTGTACTTGCCATATTTTATATCTCCTACAATATATTTATCGTTGTTAAGTGTTAAATTCGTAATTTGCGAACAATATATACTGTTCTTGTGAATTACCTTCAGCGTTGTCTATTACATATCTATCAATATCTAACTCGTATTGTTTAAAATCAATTTTATAAAAATCAATGGTATTAGCAATTATGTTTGCAGTACCTGGCTTACAATAGCATAACGGTATAGCATTAACAAATCCTAACTCCGTTATTGTGTCTACTTGTGATGATCTCATCCAAAGAGGTAGAAAGTTCTTTTCTGTTTCACCTATATTCTTAATAGCTGCTCGCATATGTGTCATATTGGATATATAACGTGTTGTACTATTTGCACCGTCTGCAAGTATAGCATTACTATCAGTGGTGATTACATTAGTAGGCCACGGTCTATATTTGTTACTTTCTATCACGCCAGGTGTAAATGGCACGCTTACAGAATAACCTGCTTGATTTATAATCTCTAACAAACTTGTTACGGGTATATTATAGATTTCATCACGCCCGTTAATATTTAATAAATCAATCCAGCTTACTGCAACTTCGCCTTCTTCTCTAGTAGTAATAGTAACCTCAGAAAATTCACTTGCATATGTGTCATTAATATCGGTATATTTTGCGCTGTTAACTAAAACTTTGTCATTATTTTTAATCTTAATTTGATTAGCTGTCTTATGATTTCTCTTAGTAGACTGTTGTGGGTCGATAACTTCTAAATATACTACTTCGTAAACTACATCTTGAGTCCCTGGTGTTTTAGCAATCGCTGTTTTTACGCTACCAATTTTAAGATTGCGTCTTTTATGATTTTTTGCAGCCGCAGCTACAAAACTTTCAATAGCCTTTGCTTCTATTCCCGAATAAGCAAGTATTTTAATTTTAGTTTGTATACCAAAATTAGTATCGTTTGGTCTGTAAAGATATTCTGGAAGGAATATCTCTGCATTGTTTACAAAATTAACGAAAGCTAATCGTTGCACTTGCGGTAATAGTGGTTGTAAAAAAACATTACTATATTGTTTATTGTCTGGGTCAGATAATTTAACACTAAATGTTCGCTCAATAGCACTAAATCCAAATTGATCCTGTGCTTTAATTGTAAAATCATATGTACGATCGAGTGTAGTAGTATTTCCGTCCAGCTGCAACTGTTGACTATCAAATACAGTTAATCCAGGTTGTGACTCTGTACCAAAACTATTTACTTTACCAATTAATTCGCCGCTTAATGATAACGTTAACCCTGGAGGAAGTGTACCTAATGTTACAGTATATAATAAATTAGCATTTGGTACAGTAGTAGTTGCTCTAACATTAAGTGTACTGATATAGTTGGCACTAAACGATCCTAAATTTCTTGGAGTAATCCATGCAATAGTTGAATCAACTTCGCCTAATAGCTTTACAACAAATGTTTTTTCACTAACTGTATTTTCTGTTTCAACAATAGCAATTGTGCCAAAATTAATGCTAGTACCACTATTAAATGCAGTAAGTAAAGCTCTGTTTAGTGTTAACACATCAAATGCGGCATTACCAGTATTAATGCTTATAACAATATAAGTATTCCCTTCTACGGTGAATTCTTTATCAATAGCATACTCTGAATATGCATCAAATTTACTAACTTTAATTTGTGCTGTTCCAATATTAGCGGCTTCATACATATATTCAATTAGCTGAACACTATCAACATCGTATCCTATACGCTGCGCCGCAATGGTAAATTTATATTCTTGTGTTACAGCAGGCTGATAAGGTACTCTACCAGCAATTTCGCCTGTAACAATATCAAGTGTTAGGCCTGGAGGAAGTATACTAGGAGTGCTATCATCATTGAGAGAAGTTTGATAGTAACTAACAACACCTGATAGCGTATTAGGATCAATCACATCTAGTATTAGTGTAACATAATTATTAGCTCTTCTATACCCAAAGTCTCTTGGTGTTAACCAAATTGGCACACGAATATGAGTATTGTCGGCACTAAATACTCCGGTACCTACATTCATAACAGTAGTGTCCGATCTAAAGAAATCGTCGCCTACTACATACAATTTAAATGTACGACTTGCAACGGTATCTCCGTCACTTACACTAACTGTAAATTCGTAATAGCGATTAAGTTTCTTAGGAGACTGTGTAGGAGTACTTAGATCGTAAATTGTAGTGTCATAATAAAAACTGTCAAAGCCGTTAGAACTAGGAACACTCCAGTCGTATGCACTGGTACTTCCTGCATCATATCCTGCATCATCATAATAACCAGCTGCTGATGATTTTTCTATCGCAAGGATAGGATCAACAACGCCGACTAATCTACCATCGCGTGTTAGTTGTATGCCCGGAGGTAGAGTGCCACCTTTAGCTGGAACAAAATATTCAAGAACTTGTCCAGCAGCAGTATCAGTATCTATCACTTCTAATTGAAAGTCAACTGGTGCGCTGTCTAAGATATAGTAAACACCGTTATTACCTGCTGCTAATAAGTCTGCAGGAGTTTGCCAAACTGGTATATCGGCACCTTGTACTGTTATTTTAAATGTTCTGTCACTTATTTGTGAATTATATGTTGCTCTAAGTACAAATGTACTAACAGTTTCTCTTGCAACCTCTATTGGAGTTCCTGCTATTGTATTATTAGTTAATCTTAATCCTGCCGGCAAACTTCCACTTATTAGTTTAACAGTTGCACTCGGTTGTGAAAGTAGTAGTGATAACGGAGCAATCGTCACCTGCTCTTCGAGAGTGCCAAGACTATCACCGTTATTGCTTGTCCAAAAGTTTGCCATATATACTATTCCCTATATAGCATATTTATCTAAATTTTAGATACTACTGTAATCTGATACTAATGAGCTCGGAGCTGTAATTGAACCGTAGTCGATTGTAGTAGCTCTAAACAATAATTCTATACTTGTTGTTATATTATCAGATATTAATCCGTAGTCTGCACCTGTAACAATTCTATCTAATTCTTCTACATCAATACCGTTAACTGTACCAGTTAATGCTCCAACAACTGAAGTTGCATTAACAGTTGTTGCAGTTAGTGTACCTACATTATTAATATTAAATGCGTTAGCATCAAGAGCAGCTCCTAATGCTGGATTTTTATCTTGGAATATCAAATCTGTAGCATTAATTGCAACAGTGATATTACTTCCGGTTAACGAAGTGTCAATGTTCTGTCCGCCGTTAATGCCAAATGCTCTACCTACACCTGAAAGACTTAGTGTACTTCCATCAGTTCTAACAGTAATATTACCATTGTTGGTAATTGTAATACTTGTACCGTCGGAGCTAAGTGACATATTATCACCTGCAATTAGACTTCTAAAGTTTAGTATACTATTTTCTTTAGTATAAAATACTCCAGTACCTGTACCTAAGTTTGCTGCATTATTTTGCGGCACAACTCTTGCATCAAGTTCGTCAAAGTTGTTGTTAACCTTAACAAATGCCTGGCGGAGATCATCGCCTGTACCGTCGTTTGCTATATTACCTACATTAATTCTGCTGATTGTCATTTGTTATTCTCCGTTTATAGTGCTGCTATTCTTGATTGGAAATCTGTAAAGTTTGTACTTGCTGCAACTTCAGTTTTTAATGTTGCTAGTGTAATTGTTTCACTTATTAATGCGGCCGTAGTTTGAACAGAAGCATCTGGGAATGTTATTGTACCGTTTAAATACAAATCTTTAAATTTATGAGTAGGAGCACCTAAATCGTAAACGCCGTTTGCTGCCGGAACTACATTAGTTCTAATAGTTTGATCTAAGTTAAATGCAGCAAGTACACTATCAATCATCAGTGTCGAATCGTCAGCAAATACACTACCAACTAAATCTCCCGTGTTGTTAACATCAACTGTGATTAATCCATTTGATAAATCTGCTGCTGTTAAGTACCCTGAATTATTAAACAGTGTACTAATATTAGCACCTGGTTGTACAGCAGTCGCTGCCAATCCTCCTTGCACACTTGTAGCAGCATCAGTAATGCCGTATCCTCCAAGTGTAGTTGGAGTAACAGTTAAATTACCAAACGCAACAGTGGTTAAATAACCAACATTGTTAGTAAGTTGACCAATATTGTCGCCAGGCACTAGTACATTCATGTCATCTATTAAATCACTAAGTTGCGTAGGACGATTACTTAAATCATTGTAACTGCCTGTTACTGCAACAGTTGCAATTTCAGTGCCACCTTTTTTAATACTTGCAGCACTTAGTACACCTGCTGCAACAGTGCCACTAGCAGTAACATCAGTTACGCCAATAATACCGTTGCTTGTAAGTTGTAGATTATCTCCACTGGGTATTTCTTTTAATTTGTTACCATCAGTTGTGTCAACTATTAGTGGGTATCTATTCGCCATGTGTATTTTCCTCGCTTAGTGTATTTATTTGCTTTGCCATTATACTCTACCCACAACTGCTTCAACTGTTCCGCGATCGCTATCAGTCTTAACTCCAACTGCTTTACCAATAACTGTTCCTACTTTTGGATCATTATCAACAACTGCATAACCTGGTATTGAACTTGCAACTAACATATCACCTTTGGCAACTGTACCAATTACATTAACCGGAACACGACCTTGCAATGCTACACAAGTTTTAATACCTGGGCAACCTGCGTTCATGATATAAGCACTTTGATCACTTACTACGCCTGCAACTCTTGTTGTACGGTGTGTAGTGCTTTCGGTAACTTCTTTATCACCGCCAAATACCAGTACAGTACCTACAGCATATTCAAGATCGCCTTCATAGTACTCTGCTAAGTCAGCGTATGTTGCTTGCATGCGTGATCCAGCAGTTAAACTCCAGTTACCTGTAATAGTACCTGCTGTTGCTGCTGCACCAGTTGTAAGAGTTGTAGTAGTTACACTGCCGCCTGTTGTAACAGTTGTAGTTGAACTTGCAGTAGTTGCATTACCGCTCAGTGCCGCTGTAATTGTACCAGCACCAAAGTTACCACTTGCATTTCGCAATACAATTGTGCTACCAACGTTTGTTGATGCTGCTGTAATTGTAGCTGAGTTTGCTTGGCTTGTAATTGTACCAGCATTACCAGTTACGTTACCGGTTACATTACCGCTCAGTGCCGCTGTAATTGTACCAGCACCAAAGTTACCACTTGCATCTCGCAATACAATTGTGCTACCAACGTTTGTTGATGCTGCTGTAATTGTAGCTGAGTTTGCTTGGCTTGTAATTGTACCAGCATTACCAGTTACGTTACCGGTTACATTACCTACAACTGCTCCTGTAAATCCTACTGAACTTATTTTTCCGTAAACAGAACCGCCAGTAACAAATGTAATAACGTCTGCACCACCACTAGCAAATCCAGTACCAGCACCTAGTCCAATACCTGTACCTGCTGCATCTTTCTCACCTGGCGCCTCAATAAAGCTACTGTAAATCCAGCGTGATGATATTGCACTAGTTTCAGCACCTGCACCACCACCTATGCTACCATACGCACTGTTTGCCTGGAAAGTACTCTCAGTAGGAGCAACTGCCATATCGCCAACTTTAATATTACCGCCAGTGTTTATTTGTGGTTTACTTGCTCCACTTGCTGTTAAAATAACTCCTTGTGCAGGAGTTTTAAACGACAGTGTACCCGAGCTTTCTGCTAGTATTTCGTATGTACTTGTACCACCAATAACATATGCAGTAGCTTGTAGTCTACCCGTATTATCACGTTTTGCAATACTGGTGTTTTCGTTGTCGTATGATATTTCACTAGTAGTATATGCTCCGGTTGCAGTTTTTACAAGTACTTGACCCGGATCATTTCTTGGTGAACCATAAGCAATAACTGATGCAAAGTCGCCATCTGCTAAGCCGCCGCCTTCGTCGATTACTGTACTAAATGCAACTGCACTCGGATCACCTGTTCCAGCAGCACTGCGACCAATAACAGTGTCAGTAGCAATTTCCGGTAACTCGGCAAATCCAACACCTTGGTCTTTAATACCAACCCAGCCGCTAGTAATTTCAAAGTTTGCACTATCAAAACTTGCAAGTCCTAAATCAACTTGTGCAATACCAGTAGCATTAGCTCTAGTAGTAGCAGCACTCATTGCTAGTTTGCTTTGAGCAATTGCCGCTGTATCATTAACATCGCTGTTGATAATTGCTTGCGGCTCAATTTGTAAATTAACTTCAGTATTTGTACTACTACGAGTTACAGTAATATTAATATCACTAGTAGTTGATTCTACTGCGTTAGTAAATTCATCTACAGGATTTTCTAATACAACTGCTGTTGTTGCACCTGACGAGCCAACAACTCCGTTATTAATTGGACTTGCTGTGGTATTAAACTCGCTTGCAGTAGTTAATGTATATGTAATAACTCTTACATTTTTGTTTAACACTTTATCAAATCTAGACTCAAGTGCTACTACTGTACCTTGTGCAGTACCGTTGGTAATAGTTCCTCCAACGGTAAACAATCCTGGAGTTTCTGGATCTGTTAGCAATCTACGCTTGCCTGTTGGAACAAATAGTTGTTTAGCAACATTACCGGCTGCAACTGCATGTATTGTAACGTTTCTTAAATCGTCTAATTCGTCGTAGCTACTAACCGCTTGAACAACGTAGTCTTTAGTAGTTGCATCATTATCATCTGTAGGATCTAGCAAGTTTTTAATTTGCTTGCTGTTAGCATTTAAGTTAGCTTCTAAAGGTGTTGATCCGTCTAGTGCTAAGAAGCCTGGAGCAAATCTACTTGTACCAGTTAGTTGCGCACTGCCATTATGACCCAGTCTACGACTTACATAGTTAGCAACGGCTTTTTCTGTAGGAACAGCAGTGTCAGATAAGTCAATAAACAATTCGTCATTGGAGAACTCGCTAATTGTAACACCTTCCTTAAAGCCCAATGATGCTGCTCTTGAAATACCAACATCTCCAGCAAATGTAACACTACCAGTTGATTGGTCAACGACAAAGTACTTACCTACACGGAAGAATCCGTCGTTATCACTACTGATAAAGAATACTCTACCTTTACGTCTTTCCCATACTTGCGCAGATGTTGCGTTATCTTCGTTAGTATATGCTCCTGCTTTTGCCGCTGCGCCACCAACTGGTGCACCTAACAGTACGTTAGGATAGTTACTAGTGTTAAATCCGCCAGTACCAATTTCAGTAAAATCATGTCCTGTTGCACGGAGTAACGATATAGCAACTGTAATCTCAGCAGTTGATCCTGCTACTAGACCACAGTAAATATTTCTTTCAGCAACTGGAACTAGTCTAATACCAGCAGCTCCTGAACCATTAACATCTGTACTTGAAACTAATTGTGTATTAATATACCATACACTGTCAGTAGGAATCCAACGTCCACCAGTGGTATATGCTGTAAATTGTGTACCATCTAGAGGATTTGATAATACATCATCAGTAAACAATGCAAATGTATTTGTAGTTACATTACCTACATAATAACTATTGCCGTTTAATTCAGTTGTGCCACCAATTGATTCAAATTCTATTCTGTCACTGTTACTTAACCCGTGACTTGCACTTGTAACTACCACTGGAGTTGCACTGGTTATACCAGTAATATCACCGGTAGTAATTGGATTATACTCAATTACTTGTAATGTTCTACCGCCATATGCAAAAACCATACCACCATTATATCCAAGGTCTCCTGGATTTAATATTGTTTGATTTGATGCATCTGTCGCATCTTGAACAATTCGTGTAGCATTTATTGAAGTTAACTTCTCAACTGCAAGATACGTATCAGATACTGCGTTACCAAGTGTGCCACCGCCGGCTGGAGCAGCAGTACCAATGTTTATATAATTGATAGTAGCAACAACATAACTATAATCAATGTCAAATGTAGCTTTAATTTGATTAGCATCTAAGTCTTGATTTTGATCATCTTTTGTAGTAAAACCTGTACTTCTATAGGTAACAGTATCGCTTTCATCAAAGTTAATAGCAGTACTTGGACGTGAAGTAATGTCACTAGTATCTACATTACCAAGTATAACATTTTCTCCGTGTCTATATTCAAATATAGAACTGTGACTTAGTCCGTCTTGCAAGTCTGGATAGAAATCTGTATTTGATCCTGCTTCTTGAACAGTGAGTCTATAAACTTCATTACTAAATTGTCCTGGCGTAGCAGTGTATACTAACAGTACTGGAATAGTTAAGTCGTTAGTTACATCTACTCCGCCGATATTAGCACCTGATATTGTTATTGTGTCTCCAATATTATATCCTTCACCTACATTAGTTACAGTAAATACTGGAGTTCCTAATGTTACTGTAATAGCAAACACTGCACCTGCACCACTACCACTTGTTGACTTTTGTGCAACAAGAGTATACACACCGTTGGGCCCAGGAGTACCAGTAATACTTGAATTATCAACAGATTCAATACCAGTAACTACAACTGCTCCGCCTACTCCAGTAGTACCGCTGTTAGTAGGGTCTGATAAGTTTTGTATATTAGTAATTCTATAGTTTAATGCACCTACAATTCCGCCATGATTGATGTATACAAACGCATTTTTCATTGGTGCTTCTTTAAAGTCATAGACAGTAATTGCAGTATCTTCTGATGCGTTAGTATATCCGCCATATGTAAATGCTTTAACAGGTTGCACCATATTTCTTGCAATAGTAACCTGATCTGGAATTTCGTTTGGATCAGCACCCTCTGCAACTAAACCAAAGTTACCATAACCATTTGAACCGTTGAGCGAACGTATTTCTGAACCGTTTGCAGCATAATATGCAACATGGCAATAGTATGTAAACATACTAACCATCTCAGAAAACGCACCGTTATTAGTTACAAGTCCGTATGCTAAGTCGTTAATTTGTGTAAAGTCGTTACCGAGTATACTTCTGTTACCTGCACTTTGTAAGAATATGTCTTGTATAACATCATCTTGATCGTGGCCTACATCACCTATATCATCGGCACCTACAAAGTTCCAACCGTTACCACTATTTGAACCTGGATCAAGATATATAACTGCTCTACCTAAGGCACTGTCATAGTTTGATATAGCGTTAACTTGGTAACGCTGGCCTTTGTAGTAGAACGGCGCAGGCAGTTCGGGTAATCTTAATTTAAGGCCGTGTGCTTGGCCACCAACATCTTGACTTTCAACATACAGAGTTAATGCATTTAGTCCTATTGAACCGTTTGCATCGGTATAGCTGCCTGAACTTTGTTGTACACGCATTGGTATATTACCAGCAAACGCATCAACATACATACCACCACGGAATGCTTTCTTATTTTCACTTCTTGAGAAACTTGATGCTGTTTGGATATATGGAGATTTAGTTAGAATTTGACCTTCTGGATCAAGGACACACATAAATCCGCCGTGACCTTGTACAGTAACATTTCTAATAATAGTTGCGTCATCCATCAAGAACACATCCATCTCGTCATTTCGCTTAGGTGGATTATAATTTACATCAAATGCAAATACAACTACGTTAACTAGCTCGCCAACTACACTAACACTACTAATAACTGGTGCCCACAGCAGTGTATTTGTTAATTGTCCAAATGTTGCACTTAGATTATCAGTATTTTCGTCGCCGGCTACTGATTTGTGAGTTCTTAATGCTCTGTAATATAGCGTTCCTTTTTTAACAAATGCTCCTTGCAGGTAGCTAACACCTGCAGCCCAATCTGGTTCAGCTTTTCCTAAACTTATATCTGGATCATAATCTGTGCCTAGATTCTTTGTAGGAGCAACTCCTATAAGTAGTTGCGCAGTAAGTGTTGATATGTAATTAATCGCTGCTGCTGTTTCAATTTCTTGACCTGCAAACCCTGAACTTACATATCCTGACCAATATTGACCTTGATTTTCAAGAGCAAATTCTTTACCGCCCTTTAATAGGTCTTTAACAATACCGTCTACAATATATCCAGTATCTCTACGACAGGTTGTTTCGTTATAAACCAGCGAAGGATACGTAGTTTCAATAAAATAAATTACCTCATCTTGTATAAATTCTTTGTTACTTTTGACAATTTCACTAGCAGCAAGATATTTTCCTAGATTAGTAAATGTTGCTCCGACATTTGATGGCTTAGTATTATCAGTAAGGTAGTGTCGACCAAAATAACCTTGTGTTACACCAGTTTGGTTAACAAATGGTGTGCCGGTTGTTGTTACAGTTAATCCGTCAAATGTTGCATCTCTATAAAAATATGTATCAGCATACACACTTTGAGACTGTCTGCGCTTCGGACGAATAATTACTCGTCTAAATTCGTCACCTTTTAGTGATATGTTTTTACTAATTCTGATCGGAAAGTCTTCTTCGTAAATACCTGTTTCAACTCTGATAAGAACCTGTTTAGCTTTAACATAATTACCTAATTCAATTTCTTCACCTGTATCAAACTCTATAGGTGATAATAATTGCATAAAGAAGGTAGTTGAGGCAGTATCTTGTGTATACGTAACAATACGTCCAATTGCTGCTGTGCGTTTACCTCTTAACACTTTACCAGGTATAGCATCAACATTGCCGGTTGATGTTTGATCTAATTCACCAGCAGTACTATTTGTAAGTTCAAGAGCATATCTATTACCAAATGCAACGTCTGCCGCTGTAGGTGAGTCAATACCATTAGTAATGATATTTCTTAACAATCCTACATTTGCAGTAATTGATGCTGCTCCGTTTGGCTCAGCTCCGCCAGCACTGCCATCCCATACAGTTGTTTGACTTATGTCTTGTGCAAATTTAGTTTGATATCTCAGTCCAATATTACCACTTACAAACGGAGTATATGCACTATTATCAAAGTTAGTTATTAGGTTAAAGTCTGCATACAATTCAAAACTACTCGCATCAACAACTTTTACATATGCAAATTCACCTTCAATTTCTGTCATGCCTGAGATAGTATCAAACACTACAATATTTCCATCTTGTAATCCGTGATTAGTAGTAGTAGTAACTAGTGAAGGAACATCTCCAGCCTTGCGAACTATGCTTTGTATAGTCTTTTGATTGTACAATGTATTTTGTAGAATAGAACTAGTAATTAATGTTCCCAGGAATGCAAAACTATCACTAGTTTGTTCTAATTGTGAACTAACAGCAATTCTACCACTTACACTTGAGTAGTAGCGCTCAGCCGCTGTCCTTGATAGATAGTTAGCGTTGTTACCACGTTCAGCATCAATTCTAAGACTATCAATAATTAGCCCTAAATCTCTTTCGCATGTAGCAACAGTATAAACAAAATTTGGATAAGTGTAAGCAAGATATCCAGATACTTCTGAAATTAGATATTTTTTGTTTAGTCTTAGCGTTGCACTTGTAATTATATTTACACCGTTTTCCACACCTGAACTAATTGTTACAGCAGGAGTAGTGAATGCCGAATGTGTTAATGTTTGGAAATATGGTCCAGGTTCTTCTGGTGCAGTTCTAATTAATTCTGCTGCTTTACGTGCAGCGGCATTAATAGTTCTAAATGCATATGTTGACGATGTACCTTCTTTACCATTGGGAACACCTTGCATAGTATCATCACCAATGGTACTAACATTTAATACTTCTGGACTTGAGTATGCAGTGTTATCTACATAATACTTTGTTGCTGCTTGTAGGTCTTCTGGACCATTGGGCGCACCATCACCGGCTAAGTCGCCCGGATGATCATGTAAAAACAACGCCCCGGTCATAGTATCACCTTGACGTCTAGTGATACTAGTTCTAGGCATTGCAATATCTGCTAAGAAGTTTCCTGTTAGCGTAACATCGTACCCTGCATCTACAACTGTGTGTAAATCACTTACTGCAATAGTTCCTGATATACTGAGTTTGTTAGTTGCAGCTTCTAACGTACTTTCTGTAGAAGCTTGCTCTGCTGTAGCATATAGAGCAAGTTGATCATCATTTACATAACGTATGTAGTAAGTTACACCGCTTGTGAGATTGTTAGGATCAGTATTTTCTGCATTAAAAATAAACCCAGTACCGTTAGCACCACTATCATAACCGTGACCTGATATAAACAGGTTTCCGTCTATGTAGTTTGTAATTGTTAATGTATATTGTGTATTTGTTGCTGGCTCTGCTGCAACACGCACAGGCAAGCCACTAGTGATATAACGTCTATCTGCGTAACCTTTAGTAATAACTAAATCATCAATAGTGTAATTAGTAGTTCTTCCTAGTTGCGAATTAAGTGCAGTTGCAGCACTTTCTGAAACAGCAACACCGCCGATAGCAAAGTTTGCAGCTGAAAGATGATTGCCTAGTGTAGGATTAACGTTGTCATCAACAAGAGCACTAAATGTTGTTGATAATATAATTTTTCCTGGAACACTAACTACATCAACTGCGATACTATCAGTTGCATTTACATCAAGGTCGCTGTTACTACCAATAGTACTGTATATAATTCCAGTACCTGCACTATTTGTTGTGATAATTTGCCCTGATTCAATAGTGTTTGGAGTATCACCTAGTGTAGTAAATCCAATCTGGCCACCTTGACCAAATACTGCGTAAATCTCTTGGAAGTTTTCATTTACTTTGCGAAACGACTCACGAATACTATCGCCTGTGCCGTCATTACCTTCTACACCAATGTTTACATCTTGTTTTGCCATTTTATGCTCCGTTAAATTGCTGGCTGAGCCAGTTTATCCATATGTATGTATTTATTATTTAATTTTATAATCTTAATGTAAATATAGTTATGTTTATAAAAGAATTTAAAGAAGAAACTTGGCACATTCGTAAGAGCAAATTAGGAACAGAGCATCCTTATACTCGCATATGTACCTATGCTGTATTTAGGTGTGATAGTTGTGATATAGAATTTGTGCGTCCGAGAGGAAGTATGAATCCTAAGAGATTAAGTAATAACTACTTTCACGTATGTAATACCTGCGATAGTAAGAAATTTGCCCAAAGAAAGGGTGTAGAACGCAAGCAAGTTTGGAATATGAGTGCTAGCAGTTCTAGACCAATTGGGAAACTTTAGTATTCTTTTTTCCAAAGAGTCCAAGCGCCGTAGCCAATAGCAGCATATGCTACTAAACTAGCAATTGGTTTAAAAATGCAATGCCGGCACCAATTAATATAGCACCGTCAAGTGTAGTACGTTCTTTAAGTCTAGCAGTAATCCATTTTTGTAACATGTTATTCTCCTTGTTATTTCTTCAAGCCGTCTGTTGTTACGTTAGCAACAGTTTTCATAGATTTTAGCGGAACAGGTAACGATGTGTCTGGTTTTACTAGACTTCGAATAGGAGTAGCACGTTGACCTAGATCGTGTCGAATACCGACTATTTTATCAAGTACTAACTTTCCTGAATAACCCGAACTATTATTTCTTGCCATTTTTGTATCTCCCATTGCAAGTATTTATTAAATATTACTCCTAAGGAGAAAATATCATGATTAATTGGATTAAAAATCTATTCACAGGAACTGTAGTTCCTACCCCAGTTGTTGAAGAGCCAGTTGTTGAAGAACCAGTTGTTGAAACTCTAGTTACCGAGACACCCTTGACCCCGCAAGCAGCTTGGCCGTTTCCAACTGACTCAGGGTTTATTGCAGTAGAAGGTATGGGCGTAATTAAAGTAGCTAAACCAAAAACAGCAGACGTAAAAAAAGCAGCACCAAAGACTGCTTCTAAAAAGCCTGCTGCAATTAAACCAACTGCGCCTAAAAAATCTAGACGTAAGCCTAAGAAGGTCTAATCATACCCTTTAACTGTTCAATTGCAGTTTCACAGCGAGTTAGCTTACGTTCTAGGACGGTTATAGCTGCTCGCTGTTTTCTTGACTGCTCTTCCAAACTCTGCACATAGCGTTGTGTAGGAATCTGTTGTTCCATACCATTCTCAGCTATCATAGTAAAGTGATCACCGCCTTGTGCTTTCAAGCCGCCGCTAACACGATTAGGATTCTTATCAGGTGACTGTGTTAACGCTGATTGTGGCTTGCGCCCGTACATTTGATTTAAGTAGCTCATATTTTATTTACCTCTTTAATTCGTGTAACAGGAATTCTTTGGGATCGCACCAGTAGGTTTCAAAACAGGCTTCTCCTGGCCCTGTTACCATACTTGTTACAACTTCACAACGTTTGAACCAAATATATTTCCCAGATAGATAACACTGTCTAGGTAACAACGAGAGCTTCTGCTCTTGATGTATTCGTCTCTTGTTGAACATCCATTGATCGGGCAAGCCCATGCTTATTTTTTCTGGTATTGGCATAGTTATATAACTCTATTGATGCTAAATTCTTAAATTTACTCTCCGCCATAATATCTGCGTATTCAAGGAACGATAACGCATACTCATTTACAAGAGGATTAGGATATCTGTCGCTATGCGCTCGCAATTTAGCCTTCTTATGTCCTGCTTCTAATAGTGCTGGAAAGTTAGGCATAGTATCGTGTGCAAATCCCTCAGGTAGTGCAGTGTCTCTACTATACGAATAATGTATTGCAGGGCGTACACCTCTCCAAGAATCTACTATGCGTTTAAATCTATCGTCGGTTGGTGAAAGGTACTCTCCTTCACGGCACAGGTGATGGTGTAAATCAAGTACAAGGGCACAATCGTTGACAAGTTCGAGGCTTGAATCAATGCCCCATTTGTTTTCGTCGTTTTCGATTGTGATGCAGTTTCTTGCTTCAGGTGAAAGTCGGCGTAACGCTTGTCGGATACCCTCGGGGCCTTTTCGACCGGAGATATGCACGTTGCATTTGAAATCTTGGAAGGTCTTGCCGTAGCCCATCCAGCGTACCATATCTGCATGATATTCAAACTCCTCTATACTCCGCTCTACTATGCCAGCGTCATCACTAGCAAGTACAGTAAACTGGCCAGGATGCATAGACAAACGTACATCAAGCCTACGAGCAGTCTCGCCCACCTTGGCAAACTCTCTTTCACAATAGGCCCTAACGTCTGGTAGTCTCCAATAGTACCGCCAATCCTGCTGAGTGTAAACAGGAAGACAATCGCTGCCGAGTCTAACCATTCTAAGACCTTCAGGTAAGCTACCAACATATTCAATTAATCTCCCGTAAGCTGCAATGTTGTGTTGCATAATATCCCACAACCGTTGCTCTGCAACTTCTTTAGTTTGACGGTTAAGCCATTGTACAGTAGTTGACTTAGTATTTAGTGGCCGCTGAATTTCTTCTAGAAGTTTTTTAGGTTGTGTTTGATCTGGGTGCATGTATTTGCATGCGAATCCTATACGTTTAATAGTCGAATTTGTCATATTTTTTGCCTTGTGCCTTAAGTTCTTGCCAATTAGTAGGATATCTATAATCACCGTTTAGCAAATGTGTGCCTGAATTGTGTAGTGCGTATTGCCAGCTTGCCCACCAACCGTATTTTGGGCTCAGCTTTTTATACCATCTTACAAATAGTATAACACGCTTTTTAATGTTTGTCAACCTACAAACGCCCGCTCTTGCACAAACGTACCCTGTGTCTTTTTACTGCCTTCACAAAATCCTAATGTACTAAAATGTTCTTTTAGGTCGTTGTTAAATCCTATACTGCCACACAACATCACACGTTGAAAAGACGGATCGTCAATCTTAACAGTCCCGTCCTCCATAAATTTTTGAATACGTCCTTTTAGTTTGGCATCTTCTTGTGTCACTGTGCTAATATATTTAATAGGCATTTCGTTTAAAAAGTCTCTGTAACAATCTTGTTCGGCATTTAATCTAGTTGTCCATGTCACTGTTATGTTTTCAAACAAGTCGTATGTTTCAGGATCACGCAGTATACTAATAAACGGAGCAATGCCTGTGCCACTTGCCATCATTACTAAGTGCCCGCCTAGTTCTAAGTTAGCAAGCAATAATGTGCCAGTTGGTTTCTCTCCCACTTCTAGCATATCGCCTACTTGTATATTTTGTAACTTGCTAGTAAGTGGGCCATTTGGTACTTTGATACTGTAAAATTCAATCCAGTCATCGTACGGTCCGCTTGATATACTGTATGCCCGTTTAGGTGTACCTTCCATACTTATCATTACAAACTCACCTGCTGTAAATCTGTATGTTGACGGCCGTTCAACACGTATTCTAAACAGTGTGTCTGTGTAGTGTTTAACATCAATTACGCCTAGTAGCATACTATCTCCAATTGTCTACCACCCATGAATCTTCGCAATTATGTGGTTGAGGATCTCCGTGGAATACTGCTATGCAACATTCTACTCTTGGAGTAACATTTTCAATTGTTTTCAATATACGATTGCCTTTTGTTCCGCCTGGCGAAAATTCTTTTGTTTTTCGAACTTCCCATTTCCAACTTAATATCCAACTATCTGGATAAAGCATTGCTTGCTGACTTCTAGTTGCTTCGTACAGCCAATCCTGATCACCAAACAGTCTACGCTGAATGTTGACTCTGTCTTTATCAAATTCTTCCCAAACATGACTTAATTGTCCAGTTTTAAATCGTATAACACTGCTGTTATATTTTGGCCATTTAGGCCGCATTGCTCTAGTAAAGTCTCGTATTGTACACCAATGATTTGGTTGATAGGTAAACAGTTTATCTATATTACTTGCAATTACAACATCTAGATCAATGTAAAGTATAGTACCCTTTATTGGGAGATCATTTGAAAACATGTAGGGCTTGTACCACCAGCCTGATAATCCCTTGGGCAATGATATTACTTTTATATTTGAATCTAATCCGTTTGCATCTTCAGTCATGCACACAAATTCGTAATCTATTCTACAATTACGTTTAACCATATTGTACAAACGATTAACATAATCAGCAGAATACTTTGTGCCATGTTTTAAGCATAGCACAAAGAATTTATTTTCTGTTACCGGAGCAGGAACTGTAACAATTTCAACAGGAATAGATTGATGTTTAGCTTCTTTTTCCTGCTTACGTTGTTCTTTTATTCTGCGCCATTCCTCTTTGGAATATTGACTCTTGTCAATCTTAGCCATTTGCAAATAATATCTTTTGAACTTCAAAAGGTGTGTAGATTGCTGAGTTAGCACCATGCTCTGAACACTCTGCTGATTCACACCAGCAACGTCCACCGGACATTTCTTTAACCAATGCATCTGCAAAACGCCATGCATGTTCTGCAAACTTCTCTACACCTACGCCGTCCATTACTACAACTTCTGCTAATCCCATTGCTTCAAGTTCTGAAAATTTATACAAGAACGGATCTTCTCGATCAATTACAGTCTTGTGATCAAAACTATTTTCAAGCCAAGCCTTCAAAGGTTTTAGCCCGCCAAAGTCTACTGCCCAGTTTTTGTTATCTAATTCTTTACAACCAAATGTAAATTTAAATGCCAAACTGTAACCATGTAGCAAATGACAGTGTGAATGTTCTGCGTTAGGTTGACGGAACACTGCACTAAGCCCGATCTGATGTCCGTATGTTTTTGTTGAATAGTAAGCCATTTTATACTCCTAGGTTAATGGAGTGTGCGGAATATTTATAGAGGGAACGAACACCAAGTCCTCTTACAATATACATTATATTACAAACTACTTATCTTGTCAACCATTACGTTAGAATATTTCCAGGCGTTTGGTAATTCAAACGCATCATTATGTATAACAAAACTAACTTTTGGATAGCATTTAAACACCATTCCAATTTGATGTATCCAATACCTAGGATCAACTGCTCGTTTGTTTGCATCGTCGTAGTTGCTAGTGCCCTTGTACACGTTGTTTACAGTTTGCGTAGGGCTGTACAAGTCAAAGCCTATTAAACGCACTGTAGGGCCCTTACACAGCTTCGCAGCCAGCAATACAGCGTAAGGTCCGCTGCCCCATTGAAAGGGCTCGTCCCATCTTTCGGTTCCGTTATAGGGAAGTTTTGGAACAGCTCGAATCCGTTTAAATTGGTTGTAATGACCTACCCAATCTTCTCTAGTGTATACTAGTGCATAATCGTTTATACCATTGTCAATTGCTTCGTTAACCATTCTACGATCAACACTCACTAAATGATCCACAGCATAGTCGCGATAGATTGCATTGCATCCTATTTTGGTGCCACTTAAATCATCAATGTTTATGGAGGTGCGACTTTCGCCATTGCCGAATACATACATATATATATTTACTTTACTATAAGCAATATGTTATCGTAGGATTGGATTTTTTCTTGTTTAAAAACTATGTAAGTGCAAACAAACTCGCCTGTTATGCTCACACGATACATCCCCGGAGATAGCTCTTTAGGCTTTACTAAGCTCCAGCTGTTAGGTACTGCTACGCCCGGAGTGGTATTACGTACATACTGTTTTGAAAAGCGATCTAGCAATATAGCACGATTATCTTTACTGTACGCAGTTCCGTAGACTCTAGTACTTGTACATTCGTGACGCTTTGATCCTATCATAGCAAACTCAATATCTTTATCACCTGTAACAGGATTGTTAACAATTTCAATACGTATGTCTTGGAACACAAAAGAATTCTTAAAACTTATATAGGCAACTCCTAATACAATTAGTGTTATCATACTAAAGCCGCTGATGATGTTAGTAGCTGCTTTTATTAATGCGTAGTTGTTAAGATTCATTTCTAATACTTTTCACTTCTTGAGTAATGGCTTTTACTTCTTGATTAACTTCTTGTAGGTTTTTACTAGCTCTATTTAGTGTGGTTATCAAGTACTTGATAGTGAATATTGCCCACCACCACCATACTACAGCAGTTATTGCAAATCCAACCAACCCTACGTAGAATGCAGTTTCAAAATCAATAATATCAAATAGTATTAGTATTATACTACTCAGCAGAAATACTGTGGGAGTTAACCGTGCGTATAAGTCCCAGCGTTCTACCTGTTCAGTAATAATTTGATTCTTTTTATCGTCCATAAAGTATTTATAGACGCTACACTGTGTGTAATAATGTGCTTTTAATTAAGCACTTATTTGGCCGAAGGGCTTCCATTCGCCTGGGGTACCTTCTCTAATACAAATCCATCCTACGTATCCTGTTGGTTTTGGACTACTATTCCAAACAACATCACCCAATGCGTATGAACCTGAAGTTGGTGTGCTTGTACCTACTTCAAATTTCTTACCCTGCATGCGTATTGGTCCAGCAGTAGTAATGTCGGCGTCACTTGCAAAGTTTTTAACACCTACACCAATCTTACCATTAAACACTGCTTTAGATGCAAATATAACATCGCCACTTGGTTCAATACTAATGCGTTTGGTATCGTCAGTAACAATGTCTAATCCACTAGTAGTCCAAGTACCAATTTTAAATCGGTAGTCATCAGTTGCATCAATTAAAAATTCGTGGTCTAAACTAGCAATACTAAATGCACCATTTGGGCTACTGATTCCTAATCCTAAACGCATACTATCAGCATCATAGAAGATATGTTCGTCGATGGTGACTGCGCCAGCAACACGTAACGAATCTAATGTACCTACACGTTGTAGGTTACTGTTAACAATTCCTAACCCAATACTGTCTTCGCTTATTACAGTTTGATTAGCAATACGATATTCCTTACCTTTAGAAACATCAATTGTTTCACTACTAAACAATCTGTCCGGACTGCCTTGCATAGTTAACTGTCTAGTATTTCCAGCACCTGTCCAAATTAATCCTTTGCTATAGATGTTACCACCTTCTGCTTTGAATTCTAAAGGACCTGTTCTTTCGTTTCTTACATCAGCACTAATCTCATCTACGTGTAATTTAGTTGCAGTAATTTCACCCTTAACAGTTAAACTACCTTCAATGGTTAGTGGGTTAACAATAGTGTTAACACGCAATACTGTAACAGTAACGCCATCGTTACCAACAAGTAACGTTGGTGCAGTTGCAGTATCTTTAATACCAGTACTTGCAAAATTAGTAATTGTTCCACCGTTAATCTTATTACCTGATAATTGTCTATCAAGTATTTCAGGCTTTGGTGCAGGCTGTTTAGATATTGCTTCTACCGCTGCACTTACGGCAGCAAAGCCATTTCTCATTTCTATTAGTTTATTTTCCATATCGCTCATTGTGATAAATCCCTGCTGTTACAGTATTTATCACAATGAGTTATAGATTATGATACTTTAAGCAAGATAGTATCGATGTTAATACGTCCATTCATCCTAGTATCTACTGCACTAATGTTATCAAGGAATGTACGCAACGCTACTTTGCCAGCTGCCTTGAACGCTTTAAGTTGTTCATCTGGCTTGCGCAATGTCTTTTGAATACTAAGTTCTTCGTTAAACCCTGTAATAGTAGTGCCTTTAACCTGCAAGCCACTGGTACCGCGTCCCATTCCAGTTGGATCAATGTTAGTTGCAACATACTTGCCCAGCTTGCGAGTCTTAACATTAAATGTCCAAAGTTCGTTTGCTCCTACAACGTCTGTAGGATTAACACTTGCAAGTTTATACTTGTCGTCCAACTTCAAAAACTTCAGCTTACTAACAAGTTTATCAGCACTCTTAGGTTTGGCAATACGCGGAGCACGAGTTGCTTTGGCTGCATCAATGATATACTCAAGTGCTTGCATTAAATTTTCAATAGCACTAGTATACTTTGCAATATCTGATTTCTTAAGATGTGCGTAGCCTTCTTTAAGCTGTGCCCACATGTCTGTTTCTAGCTCATCCATCTTTTTCAACTGGCCAGCTGTGGGCATACGATCCAGTTCTTCAAAATCTAACAGTTCTTTTTCAAAGAATGTTTTCATCTTACGAGCATGTGCTTGCGTAGTACCAGCTTTGCTAAAATGTGTTTTAAAGTTAAACCCTGTTGGATCAAAGCCTGGTTTGTTTGTAATAAAGCCTTCTAACCATTCTTCAATTGGCTCAGCAGTTGCTCGCGCTTGGTCTGTAATACGCTCTTGGATAGTGGGAACATATACTTTAGAACTTGCTTTTTCGTCTAGCTTTGCTTTAGCAACTTCTTTAGCACCGCCTACGATTGTTTTTTCTAGCACTCTTTTAATATACTCACTTACAGGCGTCATTTGGCCTATTGTGCCTGCCAAACTATCCCAGTGTACAGCATGCTTTGGATTAAGATCCATCATTCCAGTGCGCAACAATTTACACAAGATAGCAGTATTAACACTAATGCTGTCTGCACCTTTAGCTGCACGAGCACATTTAATCTGTTCAGCAGTGTAATCGTTTTCTTTCATCCACGCCCAGCAATCAGGTTCTAAATCAGCGGACTTATAGTTGTCATAGTAAAACGATTTAGAATGACGCTGGAAAACATGATAATCATACCCGCTCCAATTTTCGCAACCTTCCCAGCTTGGACCCGTGACTTTTGCACCACGTCTAACTACTGGTGCCGAACGGGCCTTTTTCTTTGGAATTTTAATACCAACGCTTTTTGCCATGCTAACTCTCCTATTGCTGTTTATGTTACTATTATATAGCCGAGAGGCTACAATGTCAACTCTTTTTAAGAGCCCAGAACGTGGCTTGTTTGCCACTGAGATATCCTGTGATAACCACACGGTTTGTGTATGTGGGCAGATCCAACCATGTGTGGTGGGTTATTTCTGTGGCGTTTTCCATACAGAATTTGCCTGCAGGTGTTTGCTGCCATTCATAAATTGGTTGTGCCATATAGACCTCAACATCCTCTACATCACCCATAGTAAATTCGTGTAGCTTATATTTTTCTCTAACTTCGCCGTTGACTAGTTTATATTTCATGAGCTCCATCTTAGAGAGTACAACATGTGATCTTTTTCGTGTTCGAAGCGAATTTCAAATATAGGTTTAGGAAACCATCTTGAGTGACTCATAGGTCCAAAAGTCTGTACGCACCATGCAACACGTTCGTCCCATTGTTGCTGTGACATGCCACCACACTTGCCTTTATACTTCATGAACTCCACCTCAACAGGAACCATACATAATCCTGTTCATACACAAAACAAAATCTATACTGATCAAAATGATCTCTCCCAGCCCAGAATACACACCAGATGCCGGCTCTATTGCCCACCGCCTGCCACCGTGTGTCAAATTGTTCCTCGCACCACTTCATAGCATCTTGGTGCTGATCCTTGTGAATCAACACTTCGTAGTTGAACTGACTGTGAGTAGGGACCTTGATTATCATGTCCCGCTCCACCGTAGAGCAAACAGAG